AAACACTAACATATCTATTGTTGATGCTGCACTCCCTGGTGTCTGCAGTACATTTGTAATGTCCACAGTAATGTTCCCAACTACATCATAAAACCCGGCATATGGATTAATATGTGAAAAAGGCACCTCAAATTCAATTTCGGACCCATCCTTAAGGTCAAATGCCTTGCAATAACCCTCTAGTGATACTTCACTAGGTGTAAGACCGGATGTTAATCCTGCAGCACTAGCATAGGTGCGGGTATAAGGCACATAAGAAATCAACACACGGCCTCCATGCATCTTACTCTTGGAAAAGTGGAATTTAAATTTATAATTTCCCCTCCAATAACGGAAATTGCTACCCACGTACATTAGAGTACTGGGTGCAAATGCTGATGTTGTGACAGTCGCAGTGCCGGGTGCAGATATGTTGCCATTACCCGACTCTCTATACCACATACAAGATGGGGAGATCAAACACCCATACACAGTACTGTTGGCATTGTTTGCCGCCGTAATCTCTTTCCTAAAGATTAACTGTGGTCGTGTCAAGATGCTGTCAAAGGACATCTGATCCTCATATGTGCATCCTACCGTTCCATCCACCGAAATTTCATTTGTCTGAAAAGGACCTGCTACTACCGCAGGAGTGGGTACATCAATCTGCGAGTCATACTGGTAGCATCTATCAGAAACACGCATGTGTGGGCTGGAAATAACAGGTTTTGAATAACCAAAGGCTGCCGCCACATTTGACGCATTGGATAACAACCAAGCAGGCGTCTTCAAAAACCTGTTAAATACGGGAATGCGGCCAACTGAGTCCGCCAGCTTGGAAGCATTATCCAAAATGTTGGATACGATACCGGCCCTCACCTTCTCTCCTCCACCCGACTGCAAAGACACAGCCGATGTATCAGGTGTACGAGCACCAATTAGCTCAACATCCTCCAACCATGAATACAAAACGTAATTGGGTGCTGATGCACCTGCACCCACCCTGCAAGGAGCTATAGCAGTCAACGTAAATCGGCCATAAGCACCAATCAAATTGACTGAACCCGTATCAGC